ACCAAAGACAGAACCCAGCGTTGCTAAGATAGAAGAGATCACGGGTATTTCAAAGAGACCGAAAGAGAGTAATCAACAGTACCAACAACGCGTCATGGTAGAGTACAAAGGTGATCCTACTAGTGCTGACTATAAAGAGGCGTTAGGAAACATAGGACGTACAGGTATGTTTACAGGAGTAGTTGCTTCAAAAGAAGAAAAAGAAAAGGGGCGCTAAGGCCCCTGTAGTTTACAACTCGCAGTTATTGCCCGTACAAGCTAACTGCTGAGACCCTTCTGTCATGTCGGAGTTCTCAGAGATGTTCCAATCAATCGTCTCTGGGAATTCCTCCTTAAGCTTCTTATAGGTCTCTAAGTCTATGGGTTCGTAAGGAGCCTGTTGGTACGTATGTTCGGAATAAGGGAGGAACGATACTCCACTAATCTTGTCGAACTTGTTGTACAACCACTGGCCTACCTCAAGGAATTCATCATCACGGTAGTAGCATGTCATGGACGGCTTATGCTCACACCAAAAGTCCTGATAAATCTCCCATAGCTCAAGTTGTTCCATTGCACCCATCTCAGAGGCCACCACAGCCCCGTCAGGGGATTTTATAGGGAAGCTGAATACCTTAGTAGTGGGTGACATAACGTCGTCCTCTACAGGGATTCCTGCTGCCTCTAAGACTTCACAGAGGGGGTCTCTGGCGTCTGCTCTAACTCGTCTAATATACTGATCTGAGTATCTAGGGTGGATGCCAGACGCAGAATCCACCAACTGACTAACAGTGCCGGAAGGCTTAACAGCAGTAATGGCAGTGCTAACATTAATGCCAAGACGGTTAGCCCATTCTGCGTTAGTTTTAATAGCCTCTTCTTTAAGCTCAGTAAGCCACGTTTTGAGTACACCTTTATCTCTCCTTCCTGATAGGGTTGGATGATCCATGATCCCTGTTAATGACACTCCCAGTAATGCTTCTTCCTCAGTATTGCGTTGCCACACTTTACGTAGATAGCGGAAGTCAGTTAGGGTAGCCTGTAGAGTTCCAAGGATAGACGCAGTACGTACTTTTCGTTTGAGGTCTGAGAGCGTATCGGTTGCCCTGACAACAACTTCTGATAGATTGCAGAATTGGTTAGGCCGTAAGATGATTTCGCTACATGGATTAGTTCCAAAATCATAGGAAGCATCTCGTCGCTCGTTCTTTGCAGCTTGCTTTTGACTTGCGACTCTAGAGAACATACCTCGCTCTCCTGAACGGGACTCGTATAAACTTTTCCACTCATTTAAAAATGCCTCAAAGTCTGGCTTCTCTGTATAACACGCACTATTGTTTGCTAGTCCACGTTGTGGATTATCTTGCCACCACTGGCCTGACTTGGCTCGTCGGAGTCTGTCGTCAGTGAGGTTAGACAAACTGATGAGAGCACTTCTTCGGACCCCGCCGACAACGACGATCTGTGCAATCTTACAGCAGACATCGTGACATTCGATGGAAGACAGTCTACGTCCAGCAGCTTCCCGAAAGATATCAACGGTGAACTTAAACAGGTCAACAAGAGGCTCTGGACCAGACGCTCGACCACCGAAGGTCTTAAGAGAGGCCCCTGCAAGTCGTACTCCAGATACGTCCCACTTTGGAAGCTGACCCGAATAGAGCAAGCTGATAAGTTCTCTGTAAGCTTTAGCCCAGCCAATTTTAGAGTCGGCGACGTGTATAACGGTGTCGGTGTCATGGAATTCCTCTGCTACTTCAGGTAGCTTGCTTACGTACTGACGTTCAACGCTGTAGCCTACTCCAGTGCCGCACATAAGTACGTACATCATCTCGTCAAACGCTTTAGGGTGGTCAATAGGTAGGTAGCTACAGTTGAAGCCAGCTACGTTGTCACGGTCAAGAGCCTCACCAGCAGTCATTAATGCTCTCATGCTGGGCATAACATCCATGTCGTGAATGTCTGCAAAGATACCATTGGCTTCTTCAAGTGTTAACCTACCCTTCTCAATCCAGAAGTTTAGGTAACGGTCAATTGTTTCTTCCCAAGTCTCACGTCGCTGTTGATCTGGTAGGTAACGAGCGTAGCGGGACTTGTGTATGTACTGTTGATATGCGTCCATTAATTCATTTCCTTAATTAGTCGTTCAATATACCAGCGACACTTACGTAAGTCCTCTACTGGTTTTCCTTTGTAGTCATATCGCCAGAGGTATTTCAGTGCGTTACCCTTAAGATAGCCTCTAAACTCGTTCTCAGGCATGGACGCTTTGATAGCTTCGATAGCTTCTATTGCTCCGTTGTTGTAGTGGTCAGGTCGCTCTACAGGGTCTGGTGTTTTCCTTATAGAAAGCTTTGCTAATTCCCTAACTTTGTCCCACTCCATTGGACTTGCATCGTCAATACTCATTTGCTTCCTCCTCTAGCTCTTGTTCAAACACGTCCAGTCTATTGATTAGCTTGTCCTCAAACCTGTCCAGAATCTGTTCTGAGGTTATCTGTAGAGCCTCCAGTAGGTCATCTGGATCAAAGGTTTTCAAGAGGCGTTCCTTAACTTCCTCTAGCGTTAGTGACATAACTAATCAACTCCTGTAGTGTCTCTATATTATACCATAGTATTTTCTCTTTGTCACACCATTGTGCCATAGTCATTTTTGCACCCTTACGTATTCTCTTGTTAGGCTGCATCAGAACAAAGATTAACTCTTGCCCTTCGGGGAGGCTGTCCCTGATGCTGGTGTACTTCTTCGTGTCTCCATCCCTGAAGTAACCCTTACACTCAATAAGGTATAGACCACTAGTATCAACGAAGTCAGGGCGGTAGCTACGAGAAATAGTGTAAGGAACAGTGAAAGGTTCATAGTTAAACTCCTTTAGTATTTTGGCGACATCTTCTTCAAACGTGCTTCTAAATGGTGATTTCTTGGACCTTCGGCTCATTGTGTACCTCCGTTAAAAACCTTGGGCCTGTGGAGTAAGAGAAGGCACGTAGACCCGGCCAACACTCTTTCTTATATGCACAGTACGAACAACCTACGTCTAACTTCATGTTACCACTCTTACCGTCTGGCTTAGGCTCGTAGCAGTTTTCAGGAGGCTCTGGTTGCTTAACCATCTCTTGGACATGCTCAATACGGTCTGTGATGTCAAAGCCTATCTTTTCGTACACAGGAGCTTGAGTGTCCTCTTCGTTGTACAGTAGGTAAGTTAAGTGTCCGTTCTGTTTGTCCATCGCAAGCCATCCAAAACTTGTCTGGTTCTCTGCCTTTGCATATCCTTTAATTTGAGCGACGTATCCAAACGGGTCATCGTAAGCCAGAGTGCCATCTTTGAATTTCTTAAACCCATACGATGAAACACTTTTAACGTCCGTGACAACACCGTCAATTTTGCAGTCCATAGAACCCGTAATGCCGTTGATTTCACATTGCTTTTGTTCTGCTGTAACTTCATGTCCTGAGGCCCTCGTAAGGAATAACAAGAGTTCTTCAATCAAATGTCCGTACAAGAACTTAACTAAAGTGTGTCCTTGCATCTCCTCTGACTTTTGAACATTGTTGTAGTGGTTCCATAAGAACCTGTCACGCTTACCTATGTTAGACATTCGTAGCTTACGTCCGTCAAAACGACGACCACCAAACTCCTTACGCATCAAGTCCTTGACATTCTCTCCGAATTGCTCAATGCACTCTTCGATGTCAACGTCTTTATCTACTCTCTTGGTTTTAACAAGCTTGTAAATGTCGTCTACTAAATTGTATACGTTTTTCATTGGTAGTTCCCTACTATACCAGAGACAACCTCTTGGGCTTGTTCCGGTGTGCATTTAAACCACTCACTACGTCTTTCGTACATCTTCTGTAGCTCAGTGTGGGCTTCTGACTCTGCGGCTCTGCGGTCGCTTACATTCCAACTATAGTTTAACACATAGTTCCTAAAAGGTGAAGATGTTTGATAGCTGTTTAAACGGTCCTCTGAGTCAATAGCCATTCCTACTTTGACCCACTCAGGGAAGCTAGGGTTGACAATGACGTACACTTGGCCTTCTACACTGGACTCGTACTTCGCTAGGCTACTGAAGGCAGCGTCCTCAAAGTTCTTGTAGCGACCGGGCTTGTGCAAAGGATGTGCCTTTGATATGTACTTGCTGTTGACGTACATTTGTAGATTGTTTTCTTTCCTTTTAGTTTCTGGGTTGTTGGTTGTGTACTTACCATCTACTCTTTCATAAACCATTGTTACTCTCCTTAGTGGGTTTCTGCCCATGTTGTTCCAACTTGGTACTCTCCATCAAGAGGACATCTGAGGTTAAAGTGAACCCCTGCCGCCTTAAGGCATTCGACTGCAAGCCAACCGAATTTCTCTGCTTGGTCTGTAGCCACCTCCGACTGTACTTCATCATGTATGTTCCCTATGAACTTG